ACTGGAGTTATCTCACCTAACAGTTTGCTTGTTGGTAATACTGCCTATAACATATCTATGGCAATTGAACATTTAACTATTGCTGGTGGTGGTGGAGGCGGTAACGGTGGCGGTGGCGGTGGTGCAGGCGGTGGCGCAGGTGGATACAAGACTGCAACTGGAATAACTGGATTACTTACTGGAACGGCTTACTCAATCACTATTGGTGCAGCCGGTACGGGTTCAACTTCATATTTAAATAACGGCGGTAACGGCGGAAATTCAATAATTTCTGGAACTGGTATTACAACTATTACCTCAACCGGTGGCGGTGGTGGTGGCTCAAACAATCAAAATGGTTCTAATGGCGGTTCCGGTGGTGGTGGATATAGTGGATATGCAGGTGGTTCTGCTTCACCTAGTGGTGAAGGAAACGCAGGAAGCGTAGGCTCAATTATAGGTGCAGATTATATGGGTGGCGGTGGCGGTGGTGCTGGCGCGGCAGGAATAGCCCCTACTTCTGGTTCACCTAATCACGCTGGTGACGGCGGAGCAGGTTTAGCCTCATCTATTACCGGAACTTCAACCACTCGCGCTGGTGGAGGTGGTGGTTCTTGTAATCACGACGGGTCAGGAACTAAAGGTACAGGCGGTACTGGTGGTGGTGGTAATGGTCAAAAACGACCAAACGATGACGGCAGTGTAGGTGGAATAAACACAGGTAGTGGCGGTGGTGGTATGTCAGCCATTATTGCTGGTGGTTATAATGGTGGTTCTGGAATTGTTATTATTGCTTATCCTGATTCTTTTGCAGCAGCAACATTAACAAACCTTACATACACAGAACCGACACGTTCAGGTTATCGGGTATATTCTATTACAGCAAGCAGTTCAGGAACAATTACTTTCTAGGAGATTAAATGGCACATCACGCAAAAATTGAAGACGGCATAGTTACATCAGTTATTGTCACTATGGATTCTGATGAGGATACTTTTGCTGACCGTATGCTGGCAGAAACTGGCGAAGTCTATGTTCGTACTTCCTATAATGCTGCCACTAACGGCTTTAGATTCAACTTTGCTGGTATCGGATATCACTGGGACGGTACAGGATTCTATGCCCCACAACCATATCCATCTTGGACATTAGATGACAACTATCAATGGCAACCTCCAGTTGCTAGACCAACAGATGATAAGTTCTACACTTGGTCAGAGGATACTTTGAACTGGGTGGAGGTAGACCTTGGCAGTTAGAAGTCTTAAGACTGGAACATTTAGCAGGAGTATGTTGGTTGGTAATACTGCTGCTTTAAATATTGACTACTTGCTAATAGCCGGAGGCGGTGCTGGCAATGTTAATGGTGGTGGCGGTGGTGCAGGTGGTTATGTAACTAGCACATTTACTGCACTTAGAGGAACAAGTTATAGCGTAACAATTGGTGCCGGTGGCACAGGTGCAGGGTATCTTGGTGCTGTTACGGCTGGCGTAAATTCAACCTTTGGTTCTCTTACAGCCAATGGCGGTGGTCGTGGTGGTGCTGAACAAAGTATTAATTATGGCAATGGCGTTGGCAACGGAGAATCCGGTGGTTCTGGCGGTGGCGGTGGATATAGTGCTAATTCAACAGGTGGAGCAGGAAGCCAAGGAAGCGCAGGCGGTTCTACTGGTGCAACAGCAGGTAGATGTGGTGGCGGTGGCGGTGCAGGTGGAGTTGGCGGAACAGGTAATGGAACTGGTGGAAATGGCGGAGCAGGTTTAGCATCAAGTATTACAGGTACTTCAGTAAGTCGTGCAGGTGGTGGTGGTGGAAATGCTTACTCTGGTGGCGGTGCTGGCGGAACAGCAACAGCCGGAGGTGGCGCGGGTGTAACTGGCTTTAACCAAACAGCAACATCAGGAACAGTCAACACGGGTGGCGGGGGCGGTGGTTCTGGTGGTGGTTCTGGTGTTGGTGGCGGAGGCGGTTCTGGAATATTTATTGTTGCTTATCCAGATACTGCACCAGCAGCAACATTAACAAATTTAACATATACCGAGCCAACTCGAAGTGGTTACAGAGTCTACTCTATTACTGCTTCCTCTAGTGGAACGATAACTTTCTAATGGCTATAGTCAGTATTAAAAATAAAACTAAGTCTGGTAGTTTGTTGGTTGGTAATGCCTTTTTTGACCCAGCGCAATTTCAATCTATTGCTTCGGCAACGGGCACTGGCTCTAGTGGAACAATAACTTTTAGTAGTATTCCTAGTACGTTTACGCATTTACAAGTTAGATTTAATGGCAGGACTACCCGTACTACAAACCTTGAAGGCTATTCAATTAGATACAATGGTGACAGTGGAACCAATTATGCTTATCATACATTTTATGGTGATGGTTCTGTTGCAGTTGTTGAAGGCATAACGGCTTCAACTGGTGGAATTATTGGTTGGACTGCTACAGATTTTCATACTAGCAGTGTAATGGGAGTTTCAATTACAGATATATTTGATTATAACTCTACTTCAAAAAACAAAGTAAGTCGTGCATTTACTGGCTATGATGGTATTGGTTCTGGTAGAGAAGGCATAACTTCTTCAGTATGGCTGTCAACTGCAGCAATAACTAGCCTTAGTTTAGTAACAAATAGCGGTTTTAACTGGACAACAGATACCACTGTTGCACTCTATGGGATAAAGGCGGACTAATGCCAACAACATACGAACCAATAGCAACTACAACAGTAACAACACCTGTAGCAACTATTACATTTACTTCTATACCAGCCACTTATACTGATTTACGGGTAGTTATGTGCTTAGCAGATGACGACACAGAAGCAGGAACAGGTGCGCCTACTTTCCGTTTTAATGGTAATACAGGAACCAACTATGGTCAAGTAACTTTAAGAACTGATGGTACAACTATTTCATCACAAGTAGTATCAACAGGTAATAAAATTTATGCTTTATATTGGAACAATTCTCCAACATCTACAACCTTATTTCCTATGATGACTCTAGATATTATGAGTTACACAAAAGCAGTTAATAAAACAGTTCTTATTACTGCAACAGATAATAGAAGTGGGACTGGAGCGTGTGAAAGAATGGTTGGGATGTGGCGTTCTACTGCTGCAATTACTCAATTAGAAATTGGTAACGATGGTACCAAGAAATTTGAAACTGGAAGCATTGCAACTATTTATGGAATCAAGGCAGCATAATGGCTAATACATATTATATAATAGGCAAAGTAGTTTTATCAGCAAGTCAAACTACAATTACATTTTCTTCTATCCCTCAAACTTATACAGACCTATTACTTAGTTACTCGTCAAGAACAACTTCTACTTCTAATGGATTTGTAAATATAAATTTAAATGGTTCAACAACTTCATTTACAAATACGTATATGACAGGCAGTGGTATTCAAACAGGTACTGGAACAAATTTTAATAGACTGGCTGGCACTTCAGTTAGGTCAAATGAAACTGCTAGTACATTTAGTAATAGTGAAATATACCTACCAAATTATGCTTCGTCAAGTATAAATAAAGAATATTCATCTAGCGGAGTAGTAGAAAATAATGCAACAGCAGCAAACTCAGTATTAACTGCTGGACTATGGAGTAGCACTGCTGCTATTACGCAAATTGATTTAGTTGGAATGGGTGGCGATTTTGTATCCGGTTCAACATTTTATCTATACGGCATAAACAAATCATAAGGAGCAACAATGACAAAACCAACCAGACTAGAAATCAACTGCGAAACAGGAGTGCAAACTGTTATTGAATTAACAGATGCAGAAATTGCTCAAATGGAAGTTGATGCAGCAAATGCAGAGGCAGAACGCGCAACGCGTGAGGCAGAAGCCGAAGCAAAGGCAGAGGCTAAGGCTGCAGCACAAGCCAAGTTAGCAGCATTAGGATTAACAGCAGAGGAAATTGCAGCACTGTAATGTCTTTACTGACAGGTAATTGCACTGACGAATCTATCCCGTCTTGGGAGGGATTTGTTGACCCGCTAGGGCTGGATCGAAATGGAAGTTTTAGCACGTCAAATACCTTCCGTATGGGTTTTTCTGTTAGGATTTAGGTATGAAAGTTGCTGTCTATACCATAGCTCTAAATGAGGAGCAATTTGTTCAGTCTTGGTATGACTCGGCAAAAGATGCAGATTACCTCCTAATCGCTGACACTGGTTCAACAGATGGAACTGTAGAAAAAGCCAGATCGTTAGGTATAAATGTAGTAACAATCTCAATTAAACCTTGGAGATTTGATACTGCTCGCAATGCCTCACTTGCTCTAATTCCTGGAGATATAGATTATTGCATAGCCTTAGATATGGATGAAGTAATACTTCCTGGCTGGCGTGAAGAGTTAGAGATAGCTCATGTGGGTAATTGGACTCGTCCTAGATATCAATATACTTGGAACTGGAATGAAGATGGAAGCCCTGGTGTAGTTTACGGGGGAGATAAAATCCATAAAAGACATGGATATATCTGGAAACACCCGGTACACGAGGTTATGCGAACAGATAGAATTGCTGAAATTCAAGGTTGGACTAAACTAGAGATACATCATCACGCTGATGACAGTAAATCAAGGTCTAGTTATATGCCACTACTTAAATTAGCCGTAGAAGAAGATCCAGAAGATGATAGAAACGCCTACTACTATGGCCGTGAACTATTTAATCATGGAATGAGGAAAGAGGCTGCAGAGCAATTTAAACGTCATCTAGCCCTACCAAGAGCAACTTGGAATGTAGAACGTGCAGCATCTATGAGATATATTGCTAAATGTCTTAAAGATGAATCAGAGTATTGGTTTAAAAAATCTATAGATGAAGCCCCTGGCAGACGTGAGCCAATAGTAGATTTAGCAAGATATTATTATGAAGTAGAAGATTGGGAAAACTCTTTAAAATATGCGCAAATGGCTTTAGATATAAAAGAAAGACCTCTTGAATATCTTTGTGAGCCAGATGCTTGGGGAGAAGCCCCTTGGGATTATGCCTGTATTGCTGCATATAATTTAAAGAAGTTTGAAATAGCCTCAGAGTACGGTAAAAAAGCTGTAGAGATAAACCCTAAAGATCAGAGGCTTCAGACGAATCTTCAATCTTGCTTAAACGCTCTAACTCCATAGTTTTTTTATGCTCTCTAACTTCCTTGCGCTTTTTAGATTTTTCTAAATTACTTTCGTGATATGAATTTACTGCGTTAGCACTTGTTCTACTACGCCATGAAAAATTACATTCAGTACAGATAACTATCTTTGCTGTAGTCCAACGACCGCCACCAGGAGTATCTACAACCTGTGTAGTTAACTTAGAGGGACGAGCACTGCAGTACGGACAGTTAGGGGAGCGTCTACGTTTAATTTCTTCGCCCTCCCCCGATACAGAAAGAGTCCTGCGAATATCAAAGTCATCTCTACCGCCCCAGATTCCCCAAATCTGCCTATGCTCTAAAGCCCACTGAAGACATTCTTTTCTTACAGGACATGAAAAACATAAATTTTTTGCTTCATACTTATCGTTGGGATCAGTTGAAAAAAACAGTTTTACTTTATCTTTATTTTTTGGTTCAGAGCATGACGAGTCTTTTTGCCAATCTAGACTATCTGCCGGATTCCACATATGGTACATCTTATATCAAATATATGCAAAATATTAGAGAACACACTAAAAAACAAAATAAACTAAAACTCTACCCAAGTAGTTTCTTTAACATTCTCTAATAGATCTCCGTAAAAAGTTTCCCCATTTTCATCGCAAACAAGTAAATCTTCACTATCTTTTTCTAAACTTCCAGACCATCCATATGTAAATCTTGCTACATCTATAATCCAAAATCCATTAGATAAAGAATATGCAACTCCATCTCTCTGTAATGCAGATGCAAGGGCTCTACGAACTAAATCATTCTCCATATCTACATGGTCGAACGTGTAGTAAACAGTTCCATTGAGGAGGACATTTTCATAGTTAAGGCCCTCCCACTCATCCCAGAGAGCCTCCCCCGGTCTATCATTTTTCATCAGCCATGTGTCCCGTCTGCAAATTTTATTTTCTTTACTTTTCTGATTCTTTTTCTCTCTAATGGAGTGTATCCACCCCAGATTCCCCAAGCCTCTTTTCTAATCCCCCAATCAGCACACTCTGCTTGGTGTTTACAGGAAAAGCAGACCCTCTTTATTGCATCATAATTAAAAAATGTTCCAGGAAGTGCTTCATCTTTGTCGGGTAGGTAAAAAGCCTCTACACCAATCTCTGCACAAGATGGATCTTCAAATTCCCATGGTCCGCGTGGCTTTGACATCTGTATCCCCCTTAAGAATCTTTGTTAGAGGATAGGTTCATTCCAACTTCATAACCACAACCAGCATAACCTGCAATATCAATCCAAGTATCTGGTTGGTAATTACTTTTTGCAGCATATCTAGCAAGTTTTAAACCAATCATTGCTGCAGCAACATCTTCAGTAGTCACCTCCCTGCCAAAAATAACTGTCCATATCTTTGCTATTCGATCAAAATTATCTTCTGGTTCTCCATACTGGCTATTTCTATCATTGGTAATTATTTGAGCCGCTTCCCTTAGAGCTTCAACTCTTAGAGAGACTTTTGTTTCTGAAGTATCAGACATCATATTTCCTAACTCGAGCAGTTACTTCGCAACTATATTTAATAGAAGGACTCTTGTCTACTCCTAAAGTAAATAAAGTTTCATACTCTACGTGCTTAACTACTTCAGACTTTTCAATATCTAAAAATAAAGATATCTCTTTGTCGATTTTTTCTATAATATCTTTAT